AGATTTAAATCTGCGTCAGGACAACAATTTAAGAAGACGCTTTATAGCCCGCTTGATGTAGTCGCCTCTAATGCTATCGCAAACCAACGGCGCTCTGAACGATATATAGATTTTGATCAAATGGAGTATATGCCCGAGATCGCATCTACAATGGATATCTATGCAGATGAAATGACAACGTATTCAGAGTTGCGGCCTATGCTTAATATTAAATGCCCTAATGAAGAAATTGAAGCTGTCCTAGGAGTTTTGTTTGACAGCATTCTTAACCTTAGATATAACCTTTTTGGCTGGGCCCGCACAATGTGCAAATATGGCGACTTCTTTCTATATCTTGACATTGACGATAAATATGGAGTTCAATCTGTATTAGCTTTACCAACAGTAGACATCGAGAGGCTAGAGGGCCAGGATGCCACAAACCCTAACTATATTCAATATCAATGGAACTCGGCAGGAATGACTTTTGAGAATTGGCAGATTGCCCACTTCCGAGTACTTGGAAATGATAAGTATGCTCCATATGGAACTTCTATTCTTGAGCCCGCCCGTCGCATCTGGCGCCAACTAACTTTGATGGAAGATGCTATGATGGCTTATCGCGTTATTCGTTCATCTGAACGGCGCATGTTTAAGATTGATGTTGGGGGCATCCCCCCAGAAGATGTTGAACAATATATGCAAAAGGTTGTAACAAACCTTAAGCGCCATTCTGTAGTTGATCCCACCACTGGAAAAATCGATCTTCGTTATAATCCAATGAGTATTGAAGAAGACTATTTCATTCCGGTACGCCCGAACTCTGCTACAGATATCACGTCACTCAAAGGCGCTGACAACATGACAGCAATTGATGATATTAAGTATTTGCGTGACAAGCTTTTCTCTGCGTTGAAAATCCCCCAATCGTATCTTACGATGGGTGAGGGCGCCGAAGAAGATAAGACCACTCTCGCGCAGAAAGACATTCGATTTGCTCGAACTATTCAGAGACTCCAGAGAGTTATCATCGCAGAACTTACAAAGATCGGAATCATCCATCTCTATACTTTAGGTTTCAGAGGCGACGACTTATTAAGCTTTACTTTAACGCTCAACAATCCTTCGAAGATCGCAGAGCTTCAAGAAATTGAAACTTGGAAGCAGAAGTTCGATATTGCCGGCGCCGCCACCGAAGGTTATTTCTCGCGGCGCTGGGTCACAGAACATATTTTTGGTATGTCAAACGAGGAGTTTCTTCGCAACCAACGAGAAATGTATTATGATCGTAAACATGATGCTGCATTGCAACAAGTCGCAGAGGCCGCGGCTGCCGGCGGTGGCATGGGCGGCGGCGAACTCGGCGGCGAACTCGGTGGCGACCTCGGCGGCGAACTCGGCGGCGAACTCGGCGGCGAACTCGATACCGACCTCGGTGGCGAGGAAATGCCCGCTGGTGAAGCCGGCGGCGAAGAGCTTGGTGGCGAAGAATCTACATTACTGGCGGTTCCCCCCGGTTCACGTAACGAACCCCGACTTACACCGGGAGCAAAAGGTAAAGTATACTATCCTAAGAAAGTAGATCGACGACCTGCCGGCGCGCGCAAACGCTCAATTGATTCAAAATACTCTCGCGAGAAAGCTAGTTCTACTATACGCAATGTAGTTCCTGGCTCCGAGATTGGCTCTTTGGCCAAAATGGGAAGTATCGGAAATGGTATTTATGAAGGAGAAGAGCCTACTTATAAGACAGAAGAACTCTTAGAGGAAAATCAATTATTTCAAGTAAACAATTCAATCCGAGAACTTATTGCAGGATTAGAAAATAAGAATCAGGAAACAACGGAGCAACAGGATGAAGACAAGACACAATAAAAAGAGAAATACTGCTTTTGTTTATGAAGCTCTCATTAGAGAAGCGACAGCCGCAATATTGAAAAAAGATTCTAAACGGCGCCAGACTGCAATTAACCTTATCAGAACTCATTTTAAAGAAGATTCTTTACTTAGACAAGATTTAGAATGTCATCGCTCCCTTTACGAAAATCAAAATCTTGATAAAGACATTTCTGAAAAAATTCTTAGAGAAGCTAAAATCACCAGTCGTTTAATTGACCCCGAAGCACTGTTTAAAGAGCAGAGCGCTTTGATTTATGATGTAAACAAGGAGCTAGAATCATCAGTATTTGGAAATTTTGTTCCTAACTATAAAACTCTTGCATCAATAGCACGGATTTTTTCGGATAAGACATCGCCCAAAGATCAAGTTATATTAGAGAACGAGATCATTAAAAATATGACTAACCCTTCACAAAAAATAATAACTCCTGATGAAATTGACGAGGTTGTTATTAGGACGTTTACTGAGAAGTTTAATAATAAATACGAAACAAAACTTTTAGATGAGCAAAAGGAACTTTTGACTTATTATATTTCTTCTTTTGCCGATAACGCTCTTGAGCTTAAGGCTTTTTTAAATGAAGAGATTATAAGATTAAAAACACAATTGAAAAAAGCAAAAAATATAAAAGAGATTAAAAATGATTCTGAAATGCTTAAAAAAGCCGAACAAATAGTAGAACAGTTGACCATGTTCTCGGAACGCCCTATAGACGATAATGTGCTTCTAACAGTGATGAAAACGCAAAGCCTTGTAAAGGAGATCTATTCAGATGGCAGTAATAGTTAGAATAGGTGAGATGGCTAATGATGGGGTTGTTCGTCTCGAACTAAATGTTCGTAAGAGTATGAATGGCGATCTTATGATTTTTGATCATGGCGATATTGATATTGTTTTATCGGCAAAGAATAATAAAATTACTGCATTTCCTAAAGAAACAATGAATGATCTCGTATATGGTGCTCAAAATAGACTATTTGCCCACCTACGCAAGAAAGGGCTTGTTATTGCCGACTCTATTCAAGGGGGAGCAGTCTATGGTGCCTTTGAGGCTTTAATGGAAGAGGCATCATCCGAAGAACTTAGCACACCAAAGCTTGCGCTTATTAATATTTCTAACTTTATTGACGAAGAGCGCCCCTACTTTGAATCGACAGAGGCGATTATTTCAATGGCCGAGGATGAGTTGACACACCCTGACAAGGAGGACTCGACAGAACTTGGTGAGGTCCCGCAACGAGATACACAGGGATCAATTCGCCGTGGATATATCAGAGATCCTTATTCATTAAGCTATTTATATACGATTTAGGAGGCTTGTATGTCTGAAATGAAATTGATAATGGAGAACTGGCGCCGTAACATTGTTGAAGTTTCAGACCTGGACCGCCTAGCAGACGTTTTATCTCGCTTAAAAAGCATTCAGGGCGCCCAAGTTACTGCTGATGACCTTAGATTTTTGGTGACATTGATGGCTCGCAATATAAAGAGCGGAGGCTCTCTCGGTAAAGAGTTAGAAGGTGCAGCTATGGAAGCAGGGATAGATCTCGCGCAAGATGCGCTCCCAGGCGCTGGGCTTATGAAGGCTAGTGCTAAATTGATAAGTAATGTCGCCAAAAGAGCAAAAGTTAACTTAGAAGATGATGCGGCAATTTTAGCTAGCATTATGTTAGTGGATGATGTCGCCGCCTCACAAAACCCGATCCTAAAGATGATGAATGTACATGATGCTTATGAAGGCACTCTTAATCCTTTACTTAATGGTCCATTTGTTGCTTACGCTATGGATAAACTAAATGGAGCATCAGGGGTATTGCCGAATGATTGGGGGACACAAGTAATGCAAGATTATTTGGCCGCTGAGCGTCAAATAAAATCGGAGCCAATAGCAGAATAAATGGATCTATTATATTTTATATTAGCGGCTTATGGCCTCACACAAATTCTTGTTTATGGAAAAATTTTAGATGCAATAAGGCCAGCAAAAGGGTGGCTTGGCCAAATGTTTTCGTGCCCTATGTGTATGGGTTTTCATGTGGGATGGATTTTAATGCTACTTTCTCCATATACAGAACTATTTAATTTTGACGTAACGCCTGTAAATTATTTTATTTTAGGTGGCTTGTCATCGGGAACATCTTATGT